TTAAAACCCTGTTACGTCCTTTATGGTTCGCGGCTGGAATTCAATTGCGGTTGAAATAGGAAGTAAAGTTCCTGACCAATTCCCACCTCTTACTGAAACACCATTGTTCGCATCCTTAAGCATGAGGTAGCTACCTTGTGTAACAACTGTAAAGTCATCAATCAGCACGTTTATGGTATCAGAAAGCCTGAAATCACAAAACGTACTGTTACCGGCTGTATAAAACTTGCCATTTAAAGTGAGATTTTCAATGGTAGACGATTCCACACCATAAAAACATGCGATTATTGGGTTTCGATGATGGCCTTTTATAATTATATCCCGACACAAATTGAAAAACATTACATCGTAAGGGCATCCGTCAAAGACATGGTCTTTGATTGTAACTCCAACCGCATTTGAAAGCCTGACTCCAGCAGTTCTTATGTTAGCACATAGTAGTGAATGTATTGTCAGTTGATGCATTGGCTGCCCTACTCCACTTCCAATCACTTCTAACCCGTAGGTTGACTCTCCGAGCAAAGCCTTTTGAATAGTGATTGCTCTACCACTGTTAACTAATAAAGCAGAGTTAGTTCCATCCTGCCCTATTGCAATGGTTCCAATATGACAGTTATTTATATTATCAAACGTAACCTCCGGTGTGTTAGAACCTTTTGAGCCAGCCTCCCAATAGACAATGCTTAAATCAGTTATTCCATCAATAACACTGCCATAATAATCCCAGTTGGTGTTAGCAAAGCTAATGCACCCAAAAGCATCAGTACCCTGAAGATACATTGCTTGTCCGCAAGTATCATTGCCCGTTGTAATATCAAGATCGATAAAACTTTGCTTCACAGGCCCAACTTGTTTAGTTCTTAATACACGTCCAGGGTATCCTATAGCCATTATCTTAAGCTTGCACGCCCTATTACCAGCAAAGACAATTGCCTGTTGACATCCATCTGGATCCGGCATTTGATAGTCAGGGATACTTTCTGGATTATACCCACTCCCATAAATATTGAATTCAAACTCACCGTACATTCCGCCAGAGATCGTTATCATATCTCCGGTTGTTCTTAAATGCTTCAAACTACCTTCACATACAATTCTGGAATTTCTACTTAAGTCTCCATTAAGAGTAAGAGTTGCGGATGTAAGTCCAAATACTCCGTCATGAGGTATCACAAGTGTTCTATTTGGTCCAGATGATAACCAATTAAATGCATTTTGTAGCGGTATAGTCCAGTCTTCACCAATTGAACCAGAAAAATCACGTAAAGATATAGATTCATAGTTTTTATCATGCTGGGTTCTTTTTATGCTTTCAATAACTGGCTGATTAACAGCTACCAAGCTATCACCTAAACTATCTCCGCCATTTGAAAGATCTTGTCTAAGTTGGTCTGGATCATATTTCAGAATATTAGGAAAATAGAACTGCTGCGCACCATACGCATCATAAACAGCCATAGAATGGCCTTGCACGGTAACGAATTTGGCAATCTGTCCGTTGTATACCGGATATCCAGCAGCGTTAATGATGATTGGTTGCGAAACAGGGACGTGAGAACCGTCTTCATTCTCTACATAAACCTGAATCTGGTTTTCAGGATTTACCGGGTCAGTGTCAATTTTCCCGATATGAATTTTGCCATTGGCTACGGCTTTAAAAGAACGAGCCATAGTAAATAGTTGCGAAGGCATGCTTACCACAACATTTGCGGTGATATCTGACATATCATTGCTCCAGAAGAATGATATGATGCAACCATGATGTGATTGCATACCGAAATGGTACTATTGAGTATTTATCCAGTAGGTTACGATGCCATTCCACCCAACTGGTGAGGCATCAAGGATGTACAGCAAATACGACGAGGCGCAGTTTCACTTGAGACTTCCATATGAACTCCACGCGAAAATTAAACAGCGCGCGAAGATGAATAACAGGTCGCTGAACTCAGAGATAATTGCAGCGATTGAAGAATCATTGACTAAACAAAGCTCTGCATCAGTTTACATTGACGATGCAGAGCGTATGGCAGAACAACAATCTGATATGGTTAAGAAAATTGTCTTTGATACGCTCAAAGAGCTATATAAAAAAGACAGCGGCTAACCATCAGTTACGGAGGATTTATGCAAAGAGACATACTGAATATTACGTTCTACATATTTGGTTTTTGCACGCTCCTGGTGTTTGCAAAGCTATTCTGACAACGAATCAGACTTCGCACCCTGCGTCAGTGCATTAATCGCTTTTTGCGCTTGCTGCATGGCTTTCTCAAACGCTGTTGATCCGCGTGGAGTGTTTGCCATTCGGAGCATTGCATTTCTGAATGGCTCGCTCTCATAGGTGCGAGTAAGAAGTCCGTAGCTTACTGCTGCGCCAGTTGTTGCAGGGTTCATTGCCGTCCCATACCCGATAATGAACGGGATGGTTTGCTGCCCTGTGGGGGTTGTTACTGCCGCTTTTGCAGCCTGCTGCGTGGATTGAAGGTAGTTTTTCAATCCTTTCAGATAAGCAGCATCCTGCCCCTTAAATGTTATTCCAGTCTGGTTTTGCAGGATGTTAAGCTGCCGAAGGAACTGGTCAGGGGATCCACCTGATTTCTCCATCGCCTTTCCAATGATGCCATTGCGCATTTGCGCCCTGCCAACACGACCAACTGAGTTATACAGCGTCTTAATTTCCGATTTGTTCTTGCTGAATAGCATGTTGTTGACAACTTCCGGCGTCAGGTCGCCTTTCATGAGACCATTCTTCAGCCTGGTATTCTTTAGTTTCGCCGCTTCGTCAGCGTAGACGGCATTGGCCTGCTGATATTTACGGAGAGTATCGTTGCCAAGATTCTGACCAATGGCACCATTGATATCGTCGGTCATTGCCTTGTAAACGCGCTGAATGGCAGCATCGGAACGGTTTGGTAACACTGGTCGCTCACCCTTCACGTCCATTCTGAACTGGCTGCGCAGATCGCTTAATTGCTTCAAATCCAGATTTACCGGACCATCAGGACCAGCATTGCGAACAAGCTCATCACGATAGGACTGAAGTTTTGAAATAGTCTCGTTATCAGCAACCTTACCAAGCTTCTGCAGGTTAGATATTTCTGTATCAATCTGCTGAATTGCTCGCGCAGGCTGAATGTTTACTCCAGCCATAGCATTCTGAACCTGCTCCAGTCTATTACCGGCGGCACGACGAATTCCTGATGTTTTCGCTTTAAGGCTGTCAATAACAACCGCTGGATCATACTCACCGAATTTATCGGCAAATCTCTGCACCAACTGGCTTCTCGCTTCCTGTTGCGTTGCTCTCATTCCGCTTGTGCCAGCCAGAGGGATATTTTCCGCTGTCGTCTGCGCCATTTTCCCGACGCGGGAAGTCGGTTGTAACAGGTCTGTGGTGTGCAGAGGTACGCCTTCACGCTCTGCAAACCTGATAGCCTGTTGCGCTTCGGGTGCTATCGCGCCACGAACGCCACGATAAGCAGCACCTAATCCACGTCCGGCAACGTTAATAGCACCGCCAGACAGAACGCCAACGCCTAAATCGGTGGCGAGTGCTTCCGCATCATCTTTCGCACTATTTACAGCAAGTGATCCAACTGCTTTTCTAAGAGAAGGCGAGTTGCCCCCTGAGCAATTCGACCAGCAAGTGTTGGTGCCTGTGTTGCCGCTCTCTCAACACCAGCAGGAGTGAGGTAAGGCAATGCTTCAGCAAATACCCTGCCCTCTGTCGTTTGTGGAGTCAGCGCGCCTTGCTGAAGGCCAAAGTCCTGCTCTAATCCCTGCGTTGTTACTCGTGGCGCTGGTTGATATGTCCCATCGCCAATGCCGAGTTTACCGCCAGCCCAAGCCGCCGCGCTTGTTACAGCATCGGCAACTGATGCAGGTATGTTTGCCACTTTCACGCCGGCCTGCACCAGTCCGCGACCAGTCTCTTTTACTGCTTCGCCAAGGTCAGACATAAATCCACTTTGCTGTGGTTGTTGCTGTGCTACTGGTTGCTGTGTCTCCACTGGCTGCGCAGATGGCAATGGATAGGCAGCATAGAAAGCTTGCTTAGCCTGCTCTGCATTTTCTCCGGCTTGCGGGGCAACGACTTCATTGAAGTATTGCTCCTGCGCCTTCGCTTTTTGTTCTGGTGCTAACGCCTGATACTGTGGAGAGGCGATAACATCTTTCCATGCTTTAGCCATTAATCACCCCATAGTGAAGAAAAGTTACTGCCAGTAGTAGATTGTTGCCCTGGCGTATTCTGTACTGGCTTCTGATAATCAAACTGTTTTTTAACAGTGCTCAACTTGATTTCAAGCTGATTTCTAATCTTTCCGATAGAGTCACGAAAAGCCTTTTCACTCATTTTGGGGCTTAGTGCACCAACCGCATCGGATAATTTTTTACCCTCAGCATCTGAAAAAGCCCCCATCCCCTTAAGGGACTGCACCATAGGAAGGAAAGTTTGAGCTTTAAAGGTGTCGAGCCTTGCTTCAAAGTTAGCCGCATCAGAGCCAGGAACTGTCGGAAACGCTGAGCGAATTCCTACTGCTTTTGAAAGGCCGGGGCTTTGCTCTATCTCGTTGAGAGAATCAAGCGCGGTGCTGAACGTATCAACTGCACCCTGAGCGGCGGCCTGCCTGTCAGCACGGGCTATGTCAGCCTTTTGCCGAACATCTGCCTGTTTCTGTTTTAGCTCTTCAAGCTTTAACTGATTACTTTCTCTGGCTATCTGTCTGTCCAGAGCCTTTTCTTGTAATTCTGCTCTTTGTATTTCTCTGGAAAGAGCAGCATTCTGTGCGCTGATGTTCTGTCCACGTATCTGGATGTCCTGACCTAGAGCTGTTAGTGCTTCTCCAGCCTGATTGCTGCGGATTGTCTCTGCCAGCCTGCCTCGGTCAATTTCACGACCAGCCATCTTGTCCTGAACATTGAAGTAGTCAATCGGACCAAGAGCAGCCATTCCAAGGTGATCAACAAAATCTGTGAAACCTTGTGGATTTTGCTGATACATTTTCGCCACATCCAGAGGGTCTACTCCGGCACGAGTAAGCTCAGATGAGTTGTTCTGCAACCATGACATCATGGCTTCTGGAGATGAAGCTGCGAGTCTGGCACTTGCTGCCAGTGTACCGACAGTGGAACGCTGGTCTTCATCGACAAATTTCATGCCGTTTCTTACAGCGTCAAACTGCTCAGGATACTGTGATGCCAGTTTTCGCATTGCATCGCGGTCACCAGATGTATATGCATCAGCATAAGCCTGCTGAAACTCTTGCTGTCGCTTCTGCTGATCCATCTGCTTATACATATCCATGACAGATGAAATTCCCTGCAAAGCCTGCAAGCCAACGTTATTACGTCCTGAACGCTCCATCTCGTTATTCTGTCGAATGTATGCAAGCGTGGCGTCTGCATCACTTGCTCTTGGAGCGTTGGAGTTCATGCCGCCTAACCCGGCAAGAAGCGCGCCTGAATTACCAGCCTGTTGCCATGTAGCCAAGAGACACCTCCATTAAAAAAGTGAACCAAGAAGGCCGACGCCAGCACCAATTGCTGTACCCCAACCAGGCATGATTGCAGTACCCATCGCAGCACCTGCCGCAGCTCTACCGAGAGCACTCTGAAAACCAGACGGTTTATTGGCATTTGCTGCCGCTGCCGCCGCCTGCTGTTGATACAATTGGCTGACGTTGTTAGCGTAGTTCTGCCCAGCGTTTGCCTGACCTGTAAGAGCACCAAGGCCGATATTTGCCAGATTGTTGTAGTTATTCATCTGACCTGACAGCCAGTTTTGACCGAGTGTAGGTGCGATTGCTGCTAACTGGTTTCCTGTCGCTGTAGAGCCTAATCCACCCGTTGCCTCTGCTGCTGCCAGACTCTGGTAACGCGCCTGCCCTGCAAGGTCTTTATACTGCTGGGAGTTGTAATACTGGTTAAGCGCCTGACCTTGCCCCTGAAGAGAGGAAAGATTTTGTAACTGTGATACGTACTGCTGAGCGAGTGGCGTGAACGGTGCAAGGTTTTGCATGTTCGTCTGCCACATTTCACGCTGCAGTTCGATGCCCTTTTCAGTTGCGCGTGCCTGGGCTTTAGATCCGGAGTCGCTGCCGCCTTTCATATACCCATTCATGGGAAGCAATTTATTCTTGAAGCTTTTGCTAAGTACTAACATTTATTAGCTCCTCATATTTCGAACGAGGTAATTGATAGAGGGTGATTCCTACCGGTTTTCCGTTACTCATGTACGCATCATCAAGGTGACCAACACGGGTAACCGGACTTACATTTAGCGGCTTTTGCTCTGTCCATTGCAGACAGTTTGACGAGTCGCTCTTTCCCGTATCTGGCAGTGGTTATAAGTTTTGCAGACGCTTCCAGCGCATAATCTGGAGCAATGCGGCAGGCAAGGTTGAAAATGACGGCATTGATAGCGTTATTTGATAAACCGTGCTCATCGCCCGGATCTGGAGCGACATCTGCATCAGCGAAAATGTAGCCAACGTTGATACCTGGTGACGCATCACCGCCAAGCCATTCCACCATCATCATTTCAAGGTCGTTGACACCATCTTCCATGGACTGAGGTTCGACATCGGTTAACGTGGCATTTGATGCCACACCGAGCTTACGTAATGCCGCAAGAACTAAATCACCCTTCGTTGTCAGGTTCATCTGCTGCCGCCTTAGGTTTTCGACCAGGCTTTTTACGCTGTTTTTCTTCTGGCTCTGGCTCTGGCTCTGGCTCTGCAACATCCTTCAAAAGGTCATCAGGATGTGCAAACCAGCCAGCATCAAGATATTCCTGAAGCTCTTCGGCTTTCACAATTTTCAAAATCGTAGCCAACGCCTTTCCACTTCTTCATGTTGCCATGGCGAAAGATCATGTGTGTCATGCTTGTCTCCAGATAAAAAAGGGAGCCGAAGCTCCCTCTGGTTATCACGCGGTCTGGTTAGGCAGACCAACACCAATTGCCTCTGGTCGTACAGCACATGCTGAATACCACACAGCAATACGGCACTTACCAGACAGAGTGTTGATATCACCCTGCGTTGCGAAGATGCCGTTAACACCAATACCAGGAATGCTGAAGGAAGACGTTTTCATGCCAGCAAACAGTTCATGGGTTACCGGGATCGGCTGAGACAGCAGACGGATTGAGTCATCAGCCCAGAACACGTTAGCGGTGGTTGTTGCCACGTTCAGAACGTTCACCGGAGTGTTATCAGCAAGAGAGGTGTTTACATTAGCGTAAGCCTTCTCTTCTTTTGTCAGTGACGCGTCATCCAGTGCAATCGGCTTCGGCGTGATTTCGATGTGAGTACTATCGATCACACGGGTGATTGAGAAAGTCGCATCATCAGTCAGCACGTTCTTCGCCATCTGAGACAGGAATTTCACACCAGTGAAGCTGATTTTGTCGCCGCGCTTAAATCCGGTGGTGGAGGATACGGTCACCGTTGCAACACGGTTGTCGACGTTCTCTTTGTTACCATCGGTATCAAGGGTGTATGCCTGCGGCTTAAACTTCTGCGCACCAGAAACAGTTACACCAGTAGCGGTTGACTTGGTAACTGCCGGAAGTTTCGGTGAGCGAAGAATTTCATCAAAGCCAGCAATCTGACGCTGAATAGTACCGTTACGATACGCTTCTTCAGGAACGCGACCAAAGATGTCACCATCTACCAGGTTGCGGCCTGCTTTGCGGTAATCGTCAGGGTTCAGGAAGTAACTGATGCCCATATCGCGGTTTAGCTCACGGGAGAACATCAGGCGCTCTGCATCAGACACAAAATCCCAGCCAGACAGGCCAGTAGATGGACCAATTGCGCGGGTATCGTGAACAACAAGCGAGCCCATTTCAGTTGCCTGTTTGGCAATCGCTGACTCAATGTTATTCGCCAGTTTTTTGGCGGATGCCTGGATGCGGCGACGGTAAGAACGCTCATCACGCAGGTCATCTGCACGAAGCTCGAAGAAATCGTTATCCGAAGCGCGACGACTCCAGTCGTAGAATTGACGTCCCGTATGACGGATATGAAATAAAGACAATCACACATCCACACTTTGGCGATAAACCGGTAAAGGTATACGCGATAAAGGTAAATATCGGCATTGAATAACAATCCTCGCACTCGCGGGGATTTCTTTTATCTGAACTCGCTACGGCGGGTTTTGTTTTATGGAGACAAGAAATGTCAGATTTGGCTATGAAGGTTTTGAAATGGCAATCGACTGGCGATGTCGGCATCAGTAGCGCAACTGTCAACAACGGGTAAAAAGTGATCCACTAACCGTCACCACCAACGGTTTAATATTGATCCACCTTGTTTACTCAGGATTAGCTTCCGCTATAACCCCGGCCTTTCGTTTCTGCTTCAGTCGATAGCTCTCTCCTTTTATCTGGACTACGTGTGAGTGATGTAAGATCCGGTCCAGCATCGCCGATGTCAGGGCTGCATCCCCGGCGAACGTCTGGTCCCACTGCCCGAACGGCAGGTTAGAGGTCAGGATCATCGCGCTCTTTTCGTAACGTTTTGCGATGACCTGGAAGAACAGCTTGGCTTCCTCCTGACTGAACAGCAGATAGCCTATTTCGTCGATGATGAGCAGTTTTGGGGCCATGACACCGCGATTGAGGGTCGTTTTGTAACGCCCCTGACGCTGCGAAGTGGATAGCTGTAGCAGCAGGTCCGCTGCTGTTGTGAAGCGAACCTTGATACCCGCCCGGACCGCTTCGTATCCCATCGCTATCGCCAGATGCGTTTTCCCCACACCCGATGGCCCCAGCAGTACGATGTTTTCGTTACGCTCGATGAAGCTCAGAGATCGCAGCGACTGGATTTGCTTCTGAGGAGCACCGGTGGCGAAGGTGAAGTCGTACTCCTCGAACGTCTTCACCGCCGGGAAGGCTGCCATCCGCGTGTACATCGCCTGTTTACGCTGATGCCGGGCCAGTTTCTCCTCATGTAACAGGTGCTCCAGGAAGTCCATGTAGCTCCATTCCTGCTCCACTGCCTGTTGCGACAGCGCCGGTGCTGCGCCGATAAGACTGTCCAGTTGCAGCCGTTCGGCAAGCACCATCAGCCGTTGATGTTGCAGTTCGACCATCATGCGGCTCCTCTGCAGAACGTGTCATAGATGGAGAGCGGATGATGCAACGGCTGCCTGTCGAAGGTCACCAGGCTTTCATCGACCTGCACGTCATACTGTTTTTTCTCCGGTGGCAGCGCCAGCATGGATTGCTGTTCCTCCACCCAGCGATCGCATGGGCGGGTCTGGATAGTTTCATGCTTACGTTGATTGGCCACATCGTGCAACCAGCGCAGGCCGTAACGATTTGCGGTTTCAACATCGACGGTGATCCCCATCGGACGCAGGCGCGTCATTAACGGGATATAGAACCTGTTTCGGGTGTACTGCACCATCCGCTCCACCTTGCCTTTAGTCTGCGCCCTGAAGGGACGGCACAGGCGGGGAGAGAAGCCCATCTCTTTACCGAACTGCCACAGGGAAGGATGGAACCGGTGCTGCCCGGTCTGGTAAGCATCACGCTGGAGCACCACCGTTTTCATATTGTCGTACAGGACTTCCCGCGGTACGCCACCGAAGAAGCTGAACGCATTGCGGTGACAGGCTTCCAGCGTGTCGTAGCGCATGTTGTCGGTGAACTCGAGGTAAAGCATTCTGCTGTACCCCAGAACAGCAACGAACACGTGCAAAGGGGACTTGCCGTTTCGCATGGTCCCCCAGTCAACCTGCATCTGCCGTCCGGGCTCGGTTTCGAAGCGAACGACTGGTTCAGCCTGTGCAGGGAGGGTCTGCGAACGGATGAACTCTCTCAGGATAGTCAGCCCTCCACGATAGCCCAGCTCCATGATTTCCCTGGCAATAACGGTCGCCGGGATTTTGTAGGGATGTGCATCGCTGATCCGCTTAGAGATGTAATCACGGTATTCATCGAGCAGTGATGATGATGCCGGGCGTGGTGAATACTGCGGCTTTTCAGATTTGGCTTTCAGGTGGCTGCGGACAGTATTGCGCGAAATACCCAGTTCCCTGGCGATGGCCCGGATGCTCATTCCCCGCTTGTGCAGGACTTTAATTTCCATACGAATCTCAAAAGTGATCATAAGCTCCCCTGTATTCAGAGGAGCAGATTAACCCCTGGATCAATTTTCAACCGCTGGGGTGGATCAGTTTTGCACCGTTGGTAACAGCAACTCTTGCCTCAATCGCATGTGGACTGAAAAAGAATATCTATGGTCATCACTTCGGCGCTCCACATGACGCAGCCGATTTCCGACGATGCGTTGCACTTGTTGAGCAGATTCCAGAAATCAGAGATTCATTCGACAAGGTTGCAAAGCGCGTTCCGGCATTCAAAGGCATCCTCAACGAATGGGATTCCCTCGTTGCTCTGTTGAAGTCTGAAATGAAGATACACGGAAACAAAGCACCAGAGACTTACAGAAGAATTAGCGAGTTACGCAAGGACTAACCACAGCCTCACACTCGATGAGGCCTGTTCATTTCTCAAGATATCCAGACCTACCATTGCCGCATCAATGCAGCTTTTCTTGCGTGTAATTGCGAAGACTTTGCGATGTACTTGACACTTCAGGAGTGGAACGCACGCCAGCGACGCCCAAGAAGCCTTGAAACAGTTCGTCGATGGGTACGCGAGTGCAGGATATTCCCTCCTCCGGTTAAGGATGGAAGAGAGTATCTGTTCCACGAATCAGCGGTAAAGGTTGACTTAAATCGACCAGTAACAGGTAGCCTTTTGAAGAGGATCAGAAATGGGAAGAAGGCGAAGTCATGAGCGCCGGGATTTACCCCCTAACCTTTATATAAGAAACAATGGATATTACTGCTACAGGGACCCAAGGACGGGTAAAGAGTTCGGATTAGGCAGAGACAGAAGGATAGCAGTTTCAGAGGCCATTCAGGCCAATATTGAGTTGCTATCCGAGAGCAGGCGTGAGTCACTGATCGACAGGATTAAAGGCGCTGACGCAATCACTCTTCATACGTGGCTTGACCGATATGAAACAATCATCAGCGAGAGGGGTATCAGACCGAAAACTCTACTCGACTACGCCAGCAAAATCAGGGCAATTCGAAGAAAATTGCCGGACAAACCGCTCACTGACATATCAACGAAAGAGGTGGCAGCAATGCTAAACACCTACGTAGCAGAAGGTAAAGCGGCTTCCGCAAAATTAATCAGGTCAACCCTTGTTGACGTTTTTCGTGAGGCAATAGCCGAGGGGCATGTGGAAACGAATCCAGTAACAGCGACCCGCACAGCAAAGTCAGAAGTAAGGCGCTCAAGGCTGACGGCTAATGAGTATGTCGCGATTTACCATGCAGCCGAACCTCTCCCAATCTGGCTGAGGCTGGCAATGGATTTGGCGGTCGTTACAGGGCAGAGAGTGGGCGATTTGTGTAGAATGAAATGGTCAGACATAAACGACAACCATCTTCACATTGAACAGAGTAAAACAGGGGCTAAGCTCGCCATTCCGCTAACGCTAACGATTGACGCGCTCAATATCTCATTGGCTGATACACTACAGAAATGCAGGGAGGCCAGCGGCAGTGAAACTATAATCGCATCAAAGCATCACGATCCGCTTTCCCCTAAAACAGTATCGAAGTATTTTACAAAGGCGAGAAATGCATCTGGACTCTCATTTGATGGAGACCCGCCAACATTCCATGAACTGCGTAGCCTGTCAGCGAGGCTATACCGGAACCAGATTGGCGATAAGTTTGCTCAACGTCTTCTCGGGCATAAATCAGATTCAATGGCGGCGCGGTATAGGGACCGCCGTGGACGGGAATGGGACAAAATTGAAATCGACAAATGA